CCCTATAATCCCCCTAACTCCCCCCCTCAAACAAATAAATTGTTTGAGGCCCCCACGCTAAAATGGTGCGACAACTGCGACAATGGAAAATGACAACTGAATGTTTTTGCAAAGGTTCTTTCCCCCTACAACCCTCTATTTCCAAAGCTACACCGTTAGCCAGCAGGGAAAACCGTAGGCGAGAACTGGCGTGAGGTTCGGGCTGGTGGATGGTCTACGACTATTTCACATGGAGAATTGACTTCATTTTGTAGTCGGTTGAATATGTAGAAATGTTGCATTGACTATTCCCAGCGGAACGCTATGGATTGATTATAATACCATAGTGTGCTACTGGGAATTAAATCGGGCAGGAACAGACAGAATCAGATGGTACGAGTTATTATGCGAAATAATCAGCGATTATCGGGGGTAACTATATCTGTATACTATAATAAGTACGGTTATTATACGAAATAGATATAACTAGCGAAAGGATAAATTATGCGAAATTAAAACGAGGAGTGATTTTGGGAGTGGTCTGACTACTTAGCGACTATCGCACCTCTCTTTCTCTAAAAGGCGAACGACTATTTCACACAAAAAATACACGACTATTTGACGATGGCTCGCAAGAAAATGCTGCTGTTATTGCTTTACGACTATTAGCAAACTGTTCGTTAATATACTATATATAGGACTTTCAAAAGCTAGTCGTCTGACGACTTTACGACTATTCTACGACTATTTTATTGGAGAAACTGCGACTATTTGCTACGACTATTCCAGAAGCTGGTACGACTATTCCAGCCGAAACGCTACGACTATTGCTGACCTCTATTAGCTATCGGGCGAAAGCCCGAAAAGAGATACGGCGGCAGCCGTCAATAACTCCGCGCCGCCCGCCGCGCCCCTGCTGCTGGACTGCCCCGCCGGGTAGAGTGCGCCAGAATGTACCGCCCTGACCGCTGACCGGTGCCAGACTGCAAGCCGCCGGGCTGACCCCTCAGCAGGTGCGCCGGGTGTAGCACTTGCCAGCGATCCACCCCGCCGGGTTGGCATGGTCTGCGGTATGCTGCATCGCTGCACCCTTATATACCTTATTATAATAGTGCGGCTGTGATGGGCTGCACAGCGTCCCGGCGTGGCGCTGGTATCTGGTACCGGCGGAGGTGCTGCGCTTGATGGTATGCCCTCCAGCGTGGCGCAGGCGGTATTATAGCCGCTTGTGTCGGTCTGGTATCGTGGGCGGTTGAACGGGTCAAATCACAGGTAATGCCCTTGTAAAGCCCTGTACGCTGTTTTGCGACGTGGGTGGTATAACTGCATGAATGACACAAAACGCGCTGTAAACGCTTGTATGGGGCTGTATTGCATCAGGGCAAAACAAAAGCCCTGCATCCTCAGCAGATGCAAGGCAAAAGAAAAGCCCCGCCACGTGGGCGGGGTGGAGATTATTTATTTTTTTCTTCAAGGTCTGCAAGGGCGGAGCAAAGCTCTTGCGCTTCATCCTCTGTTAGGTCGTATTCTGCGCGGAGCTGGTCAGCGTCTGCGCTTCTCCATCCTCCATCATACAGGGCGGCGGCACTGCTAGAAACGTCTTTTAACATGGTTTTCCCTCTTTTCCGGGCTTTTACCCTTTTTTACAGTATAGCATATCGCAAGCCCTAAAAACAGGACTTGCAAGAAATATTTTTGTCCTTTTGGGCTGGGGCGGGGTTGCTTTACGGCGCAGCCCCGCTAAAGTGTCCGGGTGACATCACTTGGATGCCTTAAACAGCGCAGAGAAAAACCAAAAAACGAACAGGATACAAGAAAAAATCACTTGTCGCACCTCCATCAAACCACGCTAAAACGCTTGTATGTGGTGCGCTTGCTGCACTCTGCATAAATATCCGGGTGTGCTGCCTGTAAAAGCTTGCTATCAAGTCGGACACTTTGCACGTCCTTATACATTACCTTGCAAGCGCCTGCAACAACCTCCGGCGCTCCCTGCATCATGTCAATTATTTCAGCCTTTACGGCGTCGTTCATTGCTTCGAGCTCTTCAATGAGCCGCTTGTTTTCGCGGTATGCGTTCACCTTTTCTTCGAAAGTCGTCATTTTTATACCTCCATAAAAAGATGCAAGCCAGAATTTGCTTTTTTGTGCCGCTCAAAATCGGCCTGCGTACCGTGTCCAAAATTAAAAGCGCCTGCAATGCGTTCCGCGTCCCATACACTATAAGCACCGGCACGGATAGCGGCTTTTACGTTGCCGCGATACTCTGCAGCAAGTTCCGGCTTGTAAATATCGATTGTCATTTTTTCGCCCTCCTCAGCTGTTTAAAAAAGCAATCATGACGAGTGCGCCGGAGATCATGCCGCCCACGTACCAGAGGGCGGCCCACTGGGTAAAGTCCAAAGTAATCATGTTGTAAACCCTCCGTTAGTCAAATTCCGGCATTGCCAGAATGATTTTTTTGCAACGCTCAACGCTCAAGCGGTACGGCTTGGATCGGGTCAGGTTGTCCGCTACAATCTGAGTATATACCATCAACGGCAGCTCAAAAAGCGCGGCACACTTGGGATACAGGCGCACGGCCTGATTTCTGATTTCTGCGTTCAATTCGTCGTTTCTCGTCATCGTTTAGTCCTCCTTATACTGCGGGATGTAGCCTAATACCTTAACTTTTGCCGGGATGGTATAATAAATCTGCCCACAATCGGGGCACCAAACAGCATCATATTGCTTGCCATCGTTGCCCAGTGCCTTGCACTCCACCTCACAGGTAAAGTATTTTAGAGCGGTCTCTGTGAGCATTGCCGCCACATCTGCTGCGGGCTGTTCGTTAAACGCTGCCACTGCCTTTTCTGCATCTGCCAGCGTATCAAATACGCCCAGTGTCCAGCCCGCACCCTCTAATATGTAGTCTACCATATACAAGCCGCTATCACTGCACCAGAGCCACACAACGGGCTTAATGGTCATTCTGCGGTTATTCTGGGCTACATAGAGCTGGTCAAGCGTGCCAGTCATTAACGCGCCGTCCTCAAATGTGGCGGTATAGAGGTCACTACATTTATAGGTTTGTTTCATGGTTTTTGTCCTCCTGTTTTGTGGTGGTGTTTGGTAGGTGTTACGCTTTCTTGCGTCTGATTATATTATACGCTTTCTTGCGTAAATGTCAATAGGTATTTACGTTTTTTTGCGTATTTATTTTTTAAGTTTTGGCTTGTCCGCTTTTGCACAGTTTCGGACACACTGTCCGCCTTCCAGCGCCGCCGCCGTCCCGATCGCCCAGCGTGCCCAGCGTCCGGGCGTGTGTGTCTGTGCGTGGCGTGGTCTGCCTTGCTGCCTGTACTGTGGTGCAGGCCGTCCGGGTGCGCTGGGGTGCTGGGGTCTCCGCCGGCGGGGTATACAGGGAGCGCTGGGGGTGGGGCAGGTCATGCCCGCGATAAAATTTTTCAAAGAAAAAGGCGGTTTTCGGGGTTCTTGTTGCTAACACCCACCCCACTTTCACAAATCAGAATCCATCCGATTGTGCAAGTCTCCAAATTTTCCGAAAAATACAAAAAGACCCCTCTCGGAGCGTAGATTGTGCTATAATCAGCTAAAGACTATACGCCAAAGAAAGGAAGAATTAAAAATGAGAAAGAGAATCGTTGTGGCAGTTCTTACGGCTGCTTTGACTTGTTTGCTTTTGATGGGTGCTGCGGCTCCTGCAAAACCTCTTGACCTTGTTGGAAATTGGGAAGAAAAAGATAAAGGAGACAGTTACCAAGCCGGATATATTAAAGAAGGCAAAGACGGCAAGGATGGCGAAATTGTCATTTACTGGGTATCCGATGGTGGCGATACAAAATCTTTGTACTGGGCTGGAACTTATGTTGCGCCAAAAGATAATAAAGAAACTTACAGTTGGACTTCAAAGAACAACAAAGATAAGACAGACCACGCTTTGCTGGCATCCGGTGACGACACAAAGGTTTTCACCTATGAAAAAGGTGAAATTACTTACAAGGCATCTGCTTTAGGCACAACGAAGAAAATGCACTTTGTGCGCACCGACACAAACTACTGTGACGAGGAAGAAGAGCAGAAGTAAAAATTAAAAGCCAGTAGCCGAAAAGCCACTGGCTTTTATGAATGCTGGAGACTTGCTGTATGATAGCCATTGTTGCAATCGTTATATTTTTTTATTTGATAGTGGTTCTATCAAAACGAAGTAGTGAAGATACGCTTGTAGATATTGATTTCTCTAAAATTGACGATATGGAAGGCCACCGATTTGAGTATTTTATCGCAAAAGTTCTCAGAAAAAACGGGTTCAAAAATGTTAATGTCACAAAAGCGAGCGGAGACTACGGAGTTGATATAACCGCGAATAAAGATAACCAGAAATGGGCGTTTCAATGCAAACGGTACAGTTCAAACTTGGGGTTGAAGCCGATTCAAGAGATTTACGCTGGCGCAAAGAAATATGAAGCGGATAAAGCTGTTGTGTTCACAAATGTTTATTTTACTCCAAATGCGCAAACGCTGGCTAAAACATTAAATGTTGAACTGTGGGACAGGGATACGCTTGCTGGAATGATAGGTAAAGACCCTGAAACAAAACAATCAATAGAAGCTGATATGGAAGAAGAGCAAACCGAGCCAGAACAACGACAAAGGAAAATTCGTGATAATGAAGTTCCTTTGAAGCTGCAAAAGAACCAAATCCCTGCTGGCGATTATGTTGTTGGCAAGGATATACCTGTTGGAGTGTACAATTTTAAATGGGTGTTCGGTGCTGGTTTATTCCAAAAGTATAAAGAAGAAGGAAACACAACGCTTGGCGCTTGTACATATTTTGAACACGTTGGCGTTCAGTACGATTATGAATATAGTCAGCTTATCAATGTGAACTGTAAAGACGGTGAGTGGATTAAAATTAGTGGAAATTTGGTTCTTGGTATAGAAAAATCCGAAAAGCCTGTTATTGACCTATAACACAAAAAGCCAGCGGCTAGATATTCTCTAACCACTGGCTTTTATTATTGTCTATTATACGCTTCTACGGATGCTTGCATAAAGCAGACGGAACGTCTCACGGCCTTTCGGCGTTACTCTGGTCTGTACGCCACCGTGCTTGTTCTTCTGGTTACAGTATTCCTTAACAGCAAACAAGCCGTCGCCCTTGCCCGCTTTCGGCAAGATGCCCTTGCTCTTGTCACGGTAGATGTATCCGTCAGAAATGAGCATCTTGATAAACAGGCGTTCAGGGATACGCAGTTCCTTTGCGGTCGAGCGGAAATTTGTAGACACGTTCCATGCCACAAGGTCATCGAAGTAGTCGGCTTTGGGCTGCATCTCTTCGTTCTTCTCACAGAGTTGCTTGTTCTGCATTTGCAACGCTGCACTCTTTTCCTTTTCGGCTTTCATGTTCTGAATCAGCCCGATCACAAAGTCCGGGTTGGCAATAGCCGTCTCCAACAGGTTGTCGGTCATGTACATTCCATGCTTGCGGATGGACGGCAAAACCTCGTGAGTGACCCAGTGTTTGAACCGCTGTGCGCTTTCCAGCTTGCTGCTGAAAATCAGACTGTACAGGCCGGATTCGTTGATGACGGTCGGATGCTGTTCTCTGCCCATGGGGTCGCAAAACGCTACCCCATCTCCCTGACGCTTATCTTGCTCGTCAACGTGCTTTGCAAGAGCGTCTTTCGTGTTGACGTACCCAAGCGCTGCGGCAATGTCCTTGCCCACAAACCAAGGGTCATCGTCAATAAGCGTGACGCGGATTTCGCCAAACTCGGCGTTGTTGAAGATTTTGATGTTCTCAGACAAAGAAAGTTGCATTAAAAAGCTCCTTTTCACTTGTGAGAGAAGCAATTTTCTGCTATAATAACGGCGAGAGAATGCTTCTCTCAGGGTTTACATGATACGCTCGCTAAAGTTTGCCGACAGCAGCGAGCGTATCATTTTTCGTTTTCATTGGTGGAATCCATCGGATGCAGCGTAAAGAACGCTTCACGGAACGCAGCGGAGATGGAGACCCGGTTCTTGATGCAGTATTCCTGCAAGCTTGCAAACTGCCGTTCCGTCACGCTGATGGTAACGGTGTGACCGTAACGCTCTGCGTAAGGACTACTCATACATATTCACCCCCTTTCGTTTTGCTGTGCAATAAGTGTAACTGCAAAATATCTGAATGTCAATCAAAAATACACTAGATATTGTGTTCGCTAGTGTTGACATCAGATTTTGCCGTTCTTATTGGCTGCTCCCGCTTCGTACCCTGCCCGGTAGTTCAGTTCGGACAGCTTACCCAGCGCTTCTGCGTACTCCCTATCCTCGCTGGTCGGCTCTTTGCCGTGGGCAAGGGTTTTCAGAAATTCTTCGGTTGTTGTGGGAAAATTCATGTTTTTTGCTCCTTTCTATTGCAGAAGTTGTCTGCTTCTGCTATAATAATTGACAGAAACCGAGACTGCGCCCTTGGTTGCGCAGCTTCTGTTTTGTGGTGGAATAGGTCGTCAGTGCTACTTTGGTCGGTATGCTGACGGCCTATTTTTTTATGCCACAAAGGATAAATCTACCGTTGTTGGCTGATTCATCGTGTGTTCTGCTGTCTTAGATTATAGACGCTTGGTATATAGTTGTCAACAGCCCAATTTGTATAATTTGCATCAGATATATCTGAATTTGTGTCACAGATGTGTGATATTTGATAGCGGTTCGCTCCCAGAATGTAAATAAATAAGTTTACAAAAAGATTTTTCACATTACGAATTATCGCTCTTTTTATAAAATATATACATTCTGTAAATATAATTCGGTCACATAAGTGAGACCTCAGAAATATCTGGGCTTGGTGATAGTAAAATTGAGAAAACTCTTGACAATTTACGCTAGAAAGCGTATACTGGCATTAAAGAAAGAGAGGAACGAAAAATGGCTGCAACGAATAACAAGGTGAACTCAAGCGAAATCCTTCGTGATATAATGAAGAATCAACATAAAACATACGAATATCTCCGGGAAAAGCTTGACTACAAAACCATTTCCAGCGCATCTTCTCGTGTCCTCGCTGATGATATGAAATTATCTACAATGGTTCAAATTCTTGAGGTTTTCGGGTACAGACTGGTCGTAGAACCTGCGAATGGGAAACTCACTCGTGCTGGCTGCTATGAAGTAGTAGAGGAAAAGGACGGTGAACCTGAATGATTTACGGTTACGCTCGTGTCAGTTCCGCTGGTCAGGCGATTGACGGCAACAGCCTTGAAGCCCAGTCGGAACTTCTGAAAGCCAACGCCGCACAGAAAATCTTTTCTGATGTTTACACCGGCACGAAGCTGCATCGACCTGAATTGGACAAGCTGATGACTGAAATCCAGCCGGGAGATACGCTGATCGTGGCGAAACTTGACCGTATTGCTCGTTCCGCTAAGAATGGTCTTGAACTGATAGATCAGTTCATTGATAAGGGTGTTTCGGTGAATATCCTGAACATGGGGGTTATGAATAATTCCCCCACCGGCAAGGTTATTCGTACGGTGATGCTTGCCTTTGCCGAGTTTGAACGTGACATGATTGTTGAGCGCACCAGAGAGGGCAAGAGGATTGCCAGCCAACGCCCTGATTACAAGGAAGGCCGCAAGCCCACGGAGTATGACCACAACCTCTTTGACGTTCTCCATGAACAGGTTGAGAAGCGCATTCTCACGGTCACGGACGCTGCCAAACAGCTTGGCGTGACCCGCCAGACATGGTATCGGATTGCTGAACAGAGAAAGGCTGGATAATATGCAGGGAGAAGAACTGATTGTTAAGAACGGAAACATCACGCTACGGTCTATGCTTGACTTTGGTGGATTTCTTGAAATTAAGAGGTTCTTGGAAGCCTGTCATTCGGGAAACTGCACCGTAACCTTTGCAAACGAGGAAATTGTCATTTTCCCGAATGAATACGATGCTGCTAAATATGCTCTCGTCTTTATTTACGGTACGCTGGCAGAAAGACACGGTATTATTGAAAAGTATCTTCGTTACAAGTTGATGCTTGGGGATGAAGAACCGAATCCTACTTTATATAACCAGTGAAAGGAGTAGCTCATGGACAACTTTAATGCCATTTACAAGATTCTCAAACTGCTGGATAAGCACAAGGGCGATGAAGAATTTGACTATGAGCTTATCTCTGCAAAAGCAATGAAGATGAAGGTCTCTGACTGGGAGCAGATTATGATCGAACTGCAAATGAACGGTTTTATTCGCGGTCTGGTCTACACGCAAGACCTGACGAATAAGTTCCCGCATATTGTAGAGCCGATTCACCCACAGATTACCTTGAAAGGCATGGAGTATCTCTCCGAAAACAGCATAATGAAGAAAGTAGAAAAAGGATTAGAAACGGTCGGACAGTTCTTTTAATTGATTTTGAGAAATAAAGTTTCATGAATCGCATTATAAAACCGAATATTTGATTTTTGTGCAGTTGTAGGCACTCTTTACATTTTCAGGTAGGGGGTGCCTATTTTTTTATGCAGCCAAAGCAGTGTATCTCCATCATTGACAGCATCAAAGCGTATGCAAAGCAGAATCCGACCGAAGCACAGGTCTATGAGGACTGGTTTCAGGCGGTGGTGAACCTGAGAGACGCTTTGCCACAGGACAAGCGGTTCGATGCCTACAAATATTCTGGTGAGCTGCGCTCTGTCTGTGCAGCCATGATGGGCAAGATGAAAACAGGCGAGGACGTGGCGAAGGTCTATGACATTATCGGTCGGACGTACCTGTTTGAAGCAAAGGATGTGTTTGACAGCTATTGTATCTACCTTGAATGGAACCGTGCGCCGGAGAAGAAGTTCTATCAGCCACGAAGAAAGGTGCTTTTGACGCTGGTTCGTGACCTAGAGGACTTGTTTTTCCATCGTGTAGAATTTCTGGGAGTAAGTCAACCTCCGAGAACTGGAAAAAGTACGCTCTGTATATTTTTTATCACATGGCTGATGGGCAACCGTCCTGACGTTGCATCGGTTATGAGCGGGCACTCCGACAAGCTGACAAATGGCTTCTACGGCGAAGTGCTGTCCATCATCACCGACCCTGTGACCTACAACTGGGGCAAAATCTTCCCTGACGTTCAGCTTGTGGACAAGAGTGCAAAGGATGAAAGCGTTGATCTGAACCGAAAGAAACGCTTCCCCACCCTGACTTGTCGTTCCATCGGCGGCACGCTGACTGGTGCTGTTGAAATCGGTGAGGGTGGCGTTTTGTACAGCGATGACTTGATCGAGGACTTGGAGGAAAGCCTGAACGTTGAACGTCTGAACAACAAGTACGATGCCTATCTGAATCAGCTGAAAGATCGTAAAAAGCAAGGCGCATTAGAGCTGATGGTCGGTACGCGCTGGAACGTGCTTGACCCTTTGGGACGCATCCAGAACCAGTATGCGGACAATCCGAAGTACCGATTCCGGGTAATTCCTGCGGTGGACGAGAACGGACACAGCAACTTCAATTATGACTATGGCGTTGGTTTTGACGATGCCTACTATGCCGACATGAAAGCAAGCATTGATGATGCAACATGGTGGGCAAAGTACATGGGCAAGCCCTATGTGCGTGAAGGTCTGCTGTTCCCTGCCGATGAACTGCGGTATTTTAACGGCGTTTTGCCTGATGGAGAGCCTGATCGCAAACTCATGGTCATGGATATTGCATGGGGCGGAGGTGACTTCACCGCCTGTCCTATCGCCTATGTGTACGGAGATGCTGTGTTCATCCCAGACCTTGTGTTCAACAATGGCGATAAGACCGTGACTAGACCGGAAGTCGTGGGCAAAATCATCCAGCACAAAATCAACGTGGTGCGTGGCGAAGCCAACAACGGCGGCGATGAATATTGTGACGTGGTGGACAGCCAGCTCCGGCAGCAAGGCTATCACTGCTCTGTCCGCAGCCAGCGTGCGCCAAGTGGTCAAAGCAAGCTGTCAAGAATCATCCAGTATGCGCCGGACATCAAACGGTTTTATTTCCTTGACGAAAAACACCAATCGAAAGAGTACAAGGCGTTCATGGAACAGGTCACGATGTTCACGCAGCTTGGAAAAGTTCCGCACGATGACGCACCGGACAGTCTGGCACAGCTTGCCGATGAATTGTATAACGGAATCAGTAAAATTGAGCCTGTCAAGAGGCCTTTTTGAGCAAAAACACAATATATTGTGTTCGCTGGGTCTATTTATTTGATTTTACCACTTGACAAGGCTTATAATGTACACAGGAAGTTTTGCAGCTTCCCTTAAAGGAATAGCTTGCACGCGGGGTTTTGTCATTTTTACTCGCGTGCGTGTCAACAAGCATATTCCTCCTTTCACCGGTGAAGGTTTTCTCACTCTTTCGCCTTCACCGGACTTTATATGTTGCGTTTCCAATTGTAAGGGGAATGCCAGCCTGTCTCCCCCACGGCTGGCAAGCAACGGTTCGATTCCGTTACGCAGCACAACCAACTACCTAGCTTTGCATGGACTTATTCTCCAAAACCTCCACCGCTATTCCCGGCTCTCAATGTAATGTTTAGGCATGGCATTGCAAAGAGCAGCGGTTAACCAATCAAGCCGGGTTTTTATGCTACATTAGCTCAGTCAGGCTAGAGCACCCGGCTCATAACCGGACATACATTGGTTCAAATCCATTATGCAGCACCAAAATTGCAGCTTACCGTTTTACGTTTGTCCGACAACTGAATGTAAAGGCTGCAATGGTTTCTCTAGGCGGAGAATAGCACGGCTGGAAGTGCGAACAGTTTCCCAGCAGCTTCTGACAGGCCTGTGCTCAACAGCCTGTTCCCAGAAATCCAACGAAAGGAGCACTCATGCTAGTTAGAATCTGTTGCCCTTGTATCCGGCAGAACCCTATCTATAAGAACGTCCGCTGCAACCGCTATCTTGGCGAAGTGGACGGACGATACCATTTCAAGTGCGACAGATGCAAGGGCGTTATCGAAGGAGACACAAGAGAAGGATGGGTAAAAATCATCCATCCACCTGAAAAGTAAATAGCTTTTGAAGCGCAGTTTTGGCGCAGTGAGATAAACCTTAACAGGTTTGTCTTGCTGCGCTTTTTATTTTGCCGGAAAGGAGGAACGCATGGCTGAGTATCAGACGGTTGTTGGCGGCTTTTTGAATGAACCGCTGACTGGACGTAGACCGATTGAAACGCCGGAGACGGAAATCAATCGGGCAAACGTGCTGAAAGTGGTCATGGGCAAGGCAGAGCCTATTCATCTGCTGAACAAGAACGAGATTCGTTTTTTGCACAATTACTACTTGGGCAGCCAGCCTGTCCTCCATCGCACGAAGGAGTACCACGCTGAAATCACTAACCGCATTGTAGAGAACCACGCCAACGAGTGTGTGGGCTTCTACACGGGCTACATGAGCGGCACTCCTTGCTCTTATGTGCGGTCTGAAACGGCAACAGGTGACGGCGAGGAAATCGCCCGTTTGTCCAATGCTTTGCAGTATGAGGGCAAGGATGCGCTTGATCGGCGGCTCTGGCAGTGGATGCTGGAGTGCGGACAGGGATACCGCATTGTTCTCCCTGACAAGGGGTACAACGGCAACTACCCGGACGAAACGCCCCTGCTGGTAGATGTTCCCGACCCGGACATGGCGTATGTGATTTACAACTCTAGCATCGGTCACAAACCCATTGCCAACGTGCTGCACATCCCACGCAATTATCAGAATGACCTGAACGACCTGATTTGCGTGTATACGCCGAACCAGTACTTTGAAATCGACAACGGCAAGGTCACAAAGTCGGAGAGCCATTCTCTCGGGATGTTGCCGATGGTTGAATACAAGCTGAACCCGGAGCGGATGGGACTGTTTGAACCGGCTATCCCTGTGCTGGATGCCATCAACGACCTTGAAAGCAACCGCCTTGACGGTGTGGCACAGTTCATCCAGTCCATCATGGTGTTTACCAACTGCCTTGTGGACGAAAATGCTCTAAAGCAGGTCAAGGAATTGGGCGCAATGTGCCTGAAATCCACTTCTGCTCTGCCTGCTTCTGTTTCTCAGATTGCAAACGAGCTTGACCAGCAGCAGAGCCAGACCTTGCTTGATTCCATGTTGAACGTGTACCGTAGCCTGACTGCCATGCCTAGTGCCACCGGCAGCGAAAACGCAACGTCCGACAATGTGGGCGCAGTCATCGTCCGAAACGGCTGGAATCACACCGAAGCAAGGGCGCAGCAGTACGAGAATATGTTCAAATTTGCTGAACGCCAAAGCCTGTCTGTAATGCTCAAAATCTTGCGTGATACGGCTGGTTCTAAGCTGATGGCAAGTGACATCAACATCAAACTGCCACGCCGCCAGTACGATAACCAGCAGAGCAAGGTTCAGATTTTCGCACAGATGATTCAGCAACCGATTGACCCGCAGCTGGCGTTCACTACGCCCGGTCTGTTCCCTGACCCGCAGGCTGCTTATGAAATGAGCAAGCCCTTCCTGATTGCCGCTGGCAAGCTGGGCGATGACGGGAAAGCTCCGAAACCGCAGGAACAACAGCCTGAACAAGTTGTTGAAGCCAACAAAACATCGGACGAACAGTCTGACAGTATCAATAAAGAAACAGAGGGCGAATAGCCCTTTGCATATTCCGGCAGGGAAGCCGGGATACAAATTTCGCAGCGTTGCAGGGAAGCAACGGTAAAAAAACGCAGGAGGAAATTAACGATATGAAACTCAATGTGTTGCTTGGTGATGCCTACAAAGATGGCATGACCGCCGATGAAATCATTTCTGCGCTTGAAAAGGTTGCAGACCCTAGCGCAGAGGTCGAGAAGCTACGCAACGCCGTGACGAAAGCCAACGGCGAAGCTGCTGAGTACAAGAAGCAGCTTAAGGCAAAGCGTACCGATGACGAGAATGCTGCACAGGAACAGGCTGACAAGCTGGCAGAGATGCAGAAGCAGATTGAAGCCCTGACTGCCGACAAGGAAAATCTCGTCAAGGAAAAGACCCTTGCATCTTACCGTGAGAAGTTCGTTGCACAGGGTTATGACGCTGAACTGGCCAACAAAGCTGCATCTGCACTGGCTGACGGTGACATGGACAAGGTGTTTAAGTTCCAGTCGGAGTTTATGACCGCCCATGACACAGCTTACAAGGCTTCTCTGCTCAAGGATATGCCAACACCTCCGGGTGCGGATGGCAAGGGCGGCTCTGACAGCGAGGGCGTGGCGTTTGCTAAGAGCCTTGCACAGCAGAACGCAAATACTTCTAAGGCATCGAGTGACGCAATGAGTGCTTTCCATTAACAAGGAGGAAAACATGAAGTTTATCCGAAACACGGTCAACGGAATCAACGATACCATCCTTGCTTCCAATGACTACACCGCCATTCCCTTTACCGTGACCGAAACTGCTGCGGTTAAGGCTGGCTATCCCATGACGCTGGCTGGCAAGAAAGCTGTTGCTGCTGGCGAGACTGGGTCTAAGACCATCAACGCTGACGGCATTCTGCTTTATGACGTTGACCCGGCAGAGAACCCCAATGCTTCCCTGCTGATTCGTGGCGTTATCGACACCAAGAAGGCAGCGGCAAGTTCCAGCTTCACATTTGACGCTGACGCAATCAAGGCACTCAAGACCGCCGTCCCCGGCATCTTCTGCCGTGACAACATCAGCGTGAACGCTTAATAGGAGGTAAAACAACATGGCACTGAATCTTAAGGAAGTCTTTGCCCCGGCTGCGATTGCCGCCTATTGGACGAATGACCCCACCAATGCGATGCCCTTTGCATCTGACGCACTGTTCCCCGCAAAGAAGAAGGCCGGTCTCGACCTGAAGTGGCTGCGCGGTCACAAGGGCGTGGGCGTGTCCCTGATGCCCAGCGCATTTGACGCAAAGGCTACGTTCCGCACCCGTGAAGGCTTCAAGTTCGATGAGACCGAGATGCCGTTCTTCCGTGAGGGCTACCATCTGGGCGAGAAAGATCGTCAGGAAATTCTGCGTGTTCTGGACAGCAACGACCCCTATGCCCGTGATGTGATGAACCGTCTGTACGATGACATCGTACAGCTTGTCACTGGCGCTCGTATCGTTCCCGAGCGCATGATCTGGCAGCTGCTGGCTCCAGCCAATGGCGTTCCTGGCATCACAATCAAGGCAAACGGCGTGAACTACACCTACAACTACGACCCGGACGGAGGCTGGAAATCCACCAACTTTAAGGATATCAGTGGTGTCGCCAAGTCTAAGTGGTCTGCTGCAACCGCCACCCCCATTGCCGACCTGAACGCTGCAAAGGATGCTGTTCTGGCAAGCGTTGGCGAGGTCGTGACTGAGGTGTACATGAACACTGCTACCTTCCGCAACATGATTGCTGCGGACGAGGTGAAGAACCGGTTTATGACCGTCACCGCAAAGGCGAATGCTGTTCTGCTGGATGCCGAAGCACGGCAGATTATCGAATCCGCAACTGGTCTGACCATCCATCTGTACGATAAGGTGTTCAAGGCAGACCAGTACAGCGCAAGCGAGAAGTATCTGCCTGATGGCATGGTGGTGGTTGCTCCGTCCGGCGCTCTGGGCAGCACTTGGTACGGCACTACTCCTGAGGAAGCCGACCTGCTGTCTGGCCAGTCTGGTGCATCCGTGTCCATCGTGAACACTGGCGTCGCCATCACCACTGAGCTGACCGTTCACCCGGTCAACGCCAACGTCTACGCTTCTGAAATCGTCCTGCCGTCCTTTGAGCGCATGGACGCCGTGTACTGCATCAAGGCTTACTAAGGCGAAAGGAGGAAAGCAGCATGGGAGACCAGTATTCCGAAGCGGCAGTCAAGCTGGGGCAGTACATCGCCCCAGCACTTGACCGTGAAATCACGGACGAGGACTACCCACTCTTCGACCTGCTGCTTGATTTTGCCAAAGACAAGATATTTGCGCAGGGCTACCCATTTGGTAACAGACCAGACGAGTTGCCCTCGCAGTATCAGTCGTTGCAGATACGCATTGCAGCGGAACTGTACAACCACATCGGCGCAAACGGACAGACGAGCTACACCAACAATGGCATTACTCGTGTGTGGGAAAGCTCTGATGTGGCGCAGTCCCTGCTGAATGAAGTGGTTCCGAGAGTAGGTGTTATTGGCTGATGTTCAATGGAAGCCCGCTGGATAAACGCCCGCTGTGGTATTCAAACCCGGTCGGCAAAAAAACGCCTCTCGTGGACGAGTGGGAAAACGAGACTGGCGAATCCGCATACGAATCGTGGAGTACCCCCGCAAAGCTGATGCTGAACGTCAGCCCCCCTACTGGTTCTGCGGAAGCAAACCCTTTTGGAGCATTCACGGATTACAGCTACGTTGTCAGTTCGTCCAGCAAAAAGCGCAACACACCGCTTTATGAAGGCACACACGTCTGGTTTCAGACGGACGTTTCAAAGCCCTTCAATTACATTGTGGTCAAGGTAGCAGAGCATATTACAGACACGAAGTATGCGCTGAAAGAGGTGGCTGCAAGTGAAAATTAAAGTGAGGTTGAGCGATGCTGGACTTCGTGATGCGGAACGTCAGATACAGGAGTACAAGACCACCCTGAACAAGAAAGCTAGAGCGTTTGCTTTTCGCCTTTCGTGGCTGGGGCTTGAAGTCGCAAAGGTGCGTTTTGCTAATGCGGAATACGCTGGCTCAAATGACGTGAAATGCCATATTAACCAAAAAGACAAGACTTGCACCATCGTTGCTGAGGGCAAGGCGGTTGCTTTTATCGAGTTTGGCACTGGCGCACATCACAACGGATATGGCGGTGAACTACCGCCCGGTGTTGGGGCGCATGGCTCCTACGGCAAAGGGCAAGGCGCAAACCGCAGGTGGTACTACTACGGAGAATCTGGCAATGCTGGTACGCCTGTCAAACAGGTGGATGGCAAAGGTCAGTTGAATTACACCGATGGCAACGAGCCAGCTATGGCTATGTGGGGGGCTGTTGAGGAAATGGCTTCTCAGGTCGAAGCAACGTGGAGGGAGGTTTGGAATAGTTGATTGATTATTTCAATTCTATCTTCACGGCTGTTGCCAAGGAACTGCGAAAGCAAGTGCCCGGTATCTTCGTCACTGGCGAAATCAATGACAGTAACGTCAAAAAGTTTCCGTGTGTGCAGATAGAGGAAAACAGTAATCTCCCGGTTCACCGGGATTCTGCCAGCCGAAGCAAGTACGCCGCTGTTTCCATTCGTGTGCGTGTATATTCCAACAAAACCAGCGGACGCATTGCAGAAGCACGTTCCATCGTTGGAATCGTGGATTCTATTCTTGAACCGCTTAACTTTTATCGCAAGTCGTTTGCCCCATTGAATGGGCTGTATAACAATTCCGTCTATCGGATTGATTGCAGCTATGGGGCAACAATCGGAGAGGACGGAATGATTTACCGAAACTAAGGAGGTAAACATTCTATGAGTACTGCTATCTCCGGTCTGAATACCACCCTGTATTGTGGCGACAGCGCAACCGCTCTGACGAAGCTGTGCGACATCAAGGATGTGCCCGACCTGATCTCCGAGCCGAACCTTTTGGATGCCACCACCTTGTCTGACCCCATGCAGGTTAACATCTTTGGCATCATCCAGAGCGACACTAAGTCTTTTACCGCCAACTACAACAAGGCTGACTATACGAAGGTCAAGACCGCTGGCTATGATGAGACTTCCGAGAGCAACGCCGTGAAGTACTACGCCCTGAAGATGCAGGACGGTTCCGGCTTCACTTGGCAGGGTATGCATCAGGTTGGTCTGTCCGGCTTCGGCGTGGACGAGGTTGTGGAAATGACTATCAACTGCATCTTCACCAAGAAGCCTGAGTTCAGCGAGACCCTGACTGTTACTGGCGGCTAAACCGCAAAAATCGAATCAATCAAACCGGGCAGAACTGAACAACGGATTTGGTTCTGCCCCTATTTATAAAGGAGAGCATTTATTATGGCTGCTAAGGTTATCAATTTTCATTCCCCCGATGGCAAGAACACTTACGAGCTGACTTTCACCCGTGACAGCGTGGAAGCCACTGAACGTGCAGGTTTTCAGATTGGTCAGTACACCCAGATGACCAATCTGCTGTCCAACTCTCGTGCCCTGTTCTACGGCGCTTTCATCGCACGGAACAAGGGCATCAAGCGCAAGGTCGTGGACGAGATGTTCCAGCACATCGAGGATAAGGAAGACCTGATGGGCGTTCTGCTTGAGATGTTCATGGATGCTTCCAAGTCTCTGCTGGCAACTGATACTGAGGACAAGACCGCAAAAAACGCAACGTGGGAGATTGTGTAACCGCACAATCTCAAGAAACAGACGGAGATGGAGAACCGTTCTCCTTTTCCAAGCTGTTCCACGATGTAGAAGCCTATTACATCTCTATCGGCATGACCTACGACCAGTTCTGGTACGGCGATGTCTGGCTGGCAAAGGTCTACCGTGACGCAGAGGAGCTGCGGGAACGCAGAGCCAACACGGAAGCGTGGAGAAACGGCTTTTACATGGCATCTGCACTTTCCTCTACGGTTGGCAATATGTTCCGAAAGAAAGGGTCTAAGCCGATCAAGTACATGGATAGACCACTTCCCCTTACTCAAAAGGAGAAAGACGAGTATGAATACCAACGCGCAGTTGAGGCGCAGGAGCGAATCAAGAGAACGATGTTCTCTATGATGGAAAGTGATGGTGGTAGTGATGGCTGATGTTGATATTACGAGCTTATCCGTAGAAATTTCTGCGGAATCGCAGGGCGCAGAGCTTAATATCGACAAGCTCGCTACCGCCATTTCTAATTTGCGGACGAAAGGCAACGTCACAAAGGTTGTAAACAGCCTTGACAAGCTGTCCGGTTCCATTGCAACGCTGAAACAGGCATCCGCTGGAATGTCAGGGCTGGACAAAATCACCAGCTTTCTGAACGGGTTTTCCAACGTCAACACGACTGCAAGCACAAAAAGCATTAACACGGTCGTGAATGCAATCAAGAAGATTCCTGCGGCTGTGTCTGGCTTGAACGGCGTGGACTTTTACTCCATGTCTGGAAGCATTACTCAGCTCACTAACGCTTTGGCTCCACTGTCCATTCTGGACGCATCGAACCTTAAAGCTCTTGGCAGTGCTTTCAATGCGATCGGGAAGGTTCCCGACCTGACCGACAAGCTGAAAGCGACTGACCTTGATTCTTTTGCAAGCTCTTGTCAGAAGATTTCTACTGCCCTTACTCCCCTTGTATCTCAGCTTGACAAGGTGGGCAACGCTTTTGCGAAGCTCCCGCCGCAGTTGAGCAAGGTGGTCACACAGGCAAACCGTGTGACTGCTGCCAACGAAAAGCAGTGCAAGAGCTATCTCAGCCTGTCCAATCAGATGAACGGCTTTATACGGAACATGGCAAAGCTGGTTTCGTTGAAAGCTATCGCTGAGTATCTTGGCAACGCTGTTGCGAAGTTTAATGATTTCTACGAAGCAACAGACCTGTTCCATAATGCTATGGGCAATTTGAGCGGTGAAGCTGATACGCTCATTGGCAAGATGCAGGGTTTGCTTGGCGTTGACCCGACCAAAGCGATGACCTACATGGCTACCATCCAGAGCTTGGGTACTTCGTTTGGTCTGGCCAGCGATAAAGCGTATATCTTATCCAAGAACCTGACTCAGCTTGCCTATGACGAAGGCTCCTATTGGAACAAGGACGTTGCAGAGACCTTTACTGCAATGTCCTCCGCAATCTCTGGTGAGATTGAGCCTATTCGCCGTTTGGGCATCGACCTGTCTCAGGCGCGGTTACAGCAAGAGCTTCTTGCTTTGGGCTTTAACAAACAGGTATCTAGTCTGTCTCAGGCGGATAAGGCAGTTTTGCGTTACATTGCCATTATGAAGCAGACTGCCAACGTGCAGGGCAACCTTGCACAGACCATCCAGAGCCCTGCGAACCAGATTAAGATTCTGAAAGCGCAATTGGATATGCTGGCGAAGTCTGTTGGCTCTTTGCTCTATCCTGCCATGAAATCCATTCTCCCCCCGCTGATTGCCGCCGTCCAACTTATCCGAGAATTTGTCCAGTGGGTGGCAAAGCTGATGGGCGTGAAGGTCGTGTTTACTGATTTCACTAAGAGCGCTGACAGCGTTGGTGGCATCGGTGACGCAATGGATAATACAGCCGATTCGACAAAAAAAGCTGCCAAAGCTCTCAAGGACTACACGATGGGTTTTGATGAACTGAACATCATTGACCCCACACAGGGAAGTTCCGGTTCTGGCAGTGGGGCATCTGCTGGCAACATCTTAGGTGATGTAGACCTGTCCGGCTACGATATGTTCAAGCAGTACAACGAAGAGTTTGCAAAGCAGATTGATGCTATCAAGCAGAAAATCAAGGATATGCTCCCCATTATCGGCGCTGTCACTGCCGCACTTGCGTTGTGGAAAATCGTTGATTTTTTGACAGATGTTGCGACCGCAATCTCCAAAATGACTGACTTGCAAAAGTTGGCTCTTTCAATTGCAACAGTTGTTATCGAAGCATCGTTAGTATTCAGTTTTGCAAAAGGATACACATCTAGTGGAAACCCTCTTGAGCTTTTAGGCGAAGTGGTATCCGCCGCATTTGGCTCTTTTGTTCTTTGGCGCACAATGGGCGCGGATGGCATTACGCTTGGCATGGGTATCGCTTTTGTGGCAAGCCTTGCAGGTCTTACTTATGCGCTTGGTACCGGCGAAGCCAATCTTGGCGATGCAAGCACATGGATTCAGGCTGCTTTAACAACGGCATTCGGCTCTATTACTGGTATCACACTACTTACCAATCTTGGGGTAGCTGCTGGTACAGCCGCAACGCTTTCTATTGGTCTTGCAGGCCTTATTACCTTTGCGGGAATCACATTCTCTCTTGGCGAAAAGCTGAAAGAATTTCCGGTTCTTAATACCATCATTGCTGCTTTGATGGGAATTTTTGGTGGCGTTGCTGGCGCTGGCGTTGCATTACTTGTCGGCGCAAGCCTTCCTGTTGCCGGAGCCGTTGCTGCTGCCGGTGTCGGTATTGGCCTAGTTCTTCACTGGGCTGGTATCAAATGGGGTGCTAAAGAGAGCGGCGAAGAAACAGATGCTGCCGCAGAAGCCGACATTAAAATGCATTATGTCGAAAATGTTTTTGAGCAGCGTATTGAAGCCATCAAGCAAATTATCGTTACCAAGTGGAATGCGGCCATTGATTTTATGACTTCTCTTCCTGGAAAGGTTGGGAACATCATAAACAGCATTGGCGAGTGGTTCAGTTCTCTTCCTGAAAAAATCGGCTATGCCCTTGGCTTTGCCGTCGGCAAAATCGGAGAGTGGGTTGGAAACATGGTTGTTACTGTAACAACCGAAGTTCCAAAAATCGTTTCGTCTGTTGTTAAGTTTTTTGAAGAACTGCCGGGAAATATTTGGACTGCAATTCTCAAAGCCCTTGACGTTATTTCTAAATGGCGGGAGCGCATGATAGCTTTCGTTGTTATTGAAGTTCCGAAAATCATTTCGTCTATTGTCGGTGAGTTCAAAAAGCTTCCTGACGAATTGAGAAAGCTTGGCAAATTCATTTGGGACGGCCTGATTAACGGTCTAAAAGATGCATGGAGTACCGTTACAAATGGTATTAAGAGCTTCACTGATGGTTTTGTCAATGGCTTCAAAGATGCGCTTGAAATTCATTCTCCTTCGCAAGTGTTTCACCAAATCGGCGTTTATGTCGATCAAGGCCTTGCAAACGGTATCACTGCAGCACTTCCTTACGTCGAACAAGCTATGACCAATCTGGCAAACGTTGTTCAGCAGAAGGGCAACGAGATGATTGACTATGGCACGACCACCGCAACGAATTTTGTTAATGGTTTCTTCAATGGTCTGGACAGCAAGTGGCAAGAACTTGATTCCGGCTTGCAGAATGACTTCTTCGGCACAGTGCAGAATCTTTGGAATGCTGTGCAGAACGGCGACTTAAAAACAATTGGTACGACTACTGCTGCTATTATCTGGCAGGCGATGGGAGAGGAGAACCGAAATCAGGTAAAAGCATACGCACAAAGCTTTATTTCCAATATTTCCGGCGTTTTAAAGGACGCATCTAAAACCCTGTTTAACGAAGCGTTAAAAGTTGGCAAGGTCATTTGGAGCGGAATCACAAGCAATTTTGGAAAAATCGTAAAGAGCGTTTCCAATCTTGGAACTACGATTTCTGCATCAATTAGCGCATTGAAGGTGCCTTTAGCCACTACTGGCACTGCAATCAGTCAAGGCCTTTTCGGTGGCCTTGTAAGCTCTTTCCCTGAAATTTTTGCCGCAATGGGTGGCTTGATTGGAACTGTTGGTTCTGCGTTTGTTGGCCTTCTTACTTCTATTGCCGGTGCGCTTTCGTCTACAGTTTTCGGTATCCCTGTAGCACTTATTGTGGGCGCAGCCGCAATTGCCTTAGGCGCTGCGATTGCGGGTATTGTGAGCAATCTCGGTGGGAAATATTCAACTGACAATTCTTCTTACGTCGGAACCCCTGAATACGATGCTTCTACAGGTTCCACCACTTCTGCAAATGGATACTACAGCAATACATCATCCGGGTCAACAAGCTCTTCCGACCTGCAAGGCGCGGTTTACAACGGCTGCTATAATGCGTTTCTTGATATTTTCCAGCGCTATGGTGACGAAATTACCGGCGGCAAGGAAGTCAGGCTGTTCATTGACGGAAAGCAGATTACCGCTTCGGTTGAAAAGCAGCAGGCTGACCGTGGCGTGCAAATTATGGGGACGGAAGTGTATAGCTATTAAGGAAGGAACGGTGAATTATGCAAGCTCTTGTATCAGTGAACGGCGTAGATTTGCCAGAGCCTTCCTCTTATAGCGCAACGACTTCAACCATCGTTGATTCTGGCCGAAACGTGCAAGGCAAGGTTGTTGGCTCTGTGGTTCGACACGATGTTGCAAAAGTGGCTCTTAAGTGGAAATACCTTACCGCAAAACAATGGGCTTCCGTCATCGGCCCATTCACTACAAACTTTTATTGCACGGTACGATTTTACAATCAAGCAACAGCTTCTTATTCCACACGTCAGATGTATGTTTCCGATCGAACAGCCGGAATGTGGCGAAGGGGCCCAAACACCGGAAATGTGATGGGCTGGACGGATTGTTCTTTGAGCCTGGTTGAGGTCTAAAGGTGGTGATTTTATATGTCTGTAAAGCCGTCCGATAAGTGGCTTTCACAATATAATAATACGCTTGTACCCGAAACTTTTATTCAGATTACTTATCATGCAGCTGATGATGCGGCGCAAACGGACGCTATTGCAAGTTCTGGTTCGCAAACCGTGTTTAGTAACGCGGCATCCATCACTGATCTGGACATTTTCATTTCTGGAAATTATGCGACTGCTGAAACTAATTTTTGGGTTTTAGATGGAAGCTTTGATATCGTCCCGAATTCTGAACCGTATCAAGAATGCGGCTATGTAAGCGGTGAATGCGTATCAAGCTCCAATCATCCAACCATCACATTTTCTTTTAGTAAAATCCACGAAGAAAAAATACCGGGCCTGACAATCGTTTGGTCTGAAATTTTAAATGAATGGGCAAAATCATTTAAAGTTTCCGCTTACAAAGGAACCGCTCTTCTCTTGGAAAAGCAAATTGACAACAACGATTCTATCGAAACTTCAATTGAATTTGAGATTTCCAATTATGATTTGGTTGTTATTGAAATTCTTGAATGGTGTATTCCAAACCGAAGAGCTCGTATCTCGCAAGTGGAATTTGGACAACGTGTGAAATTTAGCAAAACAGACCTTCTGTCGTATTCCCATAAATCAAAGCGAGACCCAATTTCCGGTCAACTTTCCAAGGATTCAATTTCTTTTTCCGTTGATAACAGCGATCAAAAATGGAATCCTATCAACCCAGACGGTCTCTACAAGTATCTGTATGAACGCCAAGCTGTTTTTGTAAAGTATGGCATGGACTTGGACGGACAGACTGAATGGATTAACGGAGGTAAGTTTTACCTTTCTAGTTGGAACATTCCTTCTAATGGCATTACCGCTTCCTTTGAAGCTCGAGATGCTTTGGTGTTTTTAATCGATTCACTATATACCGGAAGGAAAAGCGGAACTTTATACGAAATGTGTTATGACGCTTTGGAACTTCTTGATGTTTCCGGTATCAGCTATTACATCAATGAATCTTTGAAGGATTATACAGCTGATTTTAACAACGGAAATTCTTCGTATAAAAACGCTGATGTGCTACAGCTTTCTGCTAACGCAGCCGGTATGGCTTTGTATCAGACAAGAAACGGTGAGATTCGGATTGACCGGGTTCCGTACCTTCCTGAAAACAAGTCCGACATTTATGAAATCACTGAAATCAATGATTATCAGTATCCGGAAATCACTTTTTCTAATAAGTTAAAAAACATCTCTTACTCTCTAAATGGAGTTTCGTCATTGTATCCGAATGGTGCTACTGGCGATGGCGTTACGCAAAGTGTAAATAATGCGCTTATCTCTTCTTCCGTCGTCTCCCAGCCAAAGAATGTTCTAACTGAAAGCTATAAAGTGCTTTCTAATCGTCGAAAAGCTACCCTGTCTTATCGTGCAAGCCCGCACAACGATGCTCTTGATTTTGTCAAGCTCAATCATCAGTTCGGATATTCTTCTAACTTGTTGATCACGGATGTTTCTTACACGTTTAATGGTAGCTTCAAGGGCTCCGTTACCGGGTATATGATTGAAGATGTTGATTCGTTACAAATCGATGCTTCTGAGATTTACTTACATCCTTCCGACACGATCACGCTCACTGCAACGCTTACCCCTGCATCTGCCGATTCCCCTGTTATTGTTTGGAATGCATCTCCTGCTGGTATCGTTGAGCTGAATGTCATCAAGAACGAACGCGGCGTATCTGTCTGCAACGTTACGTATTTACACAGCGGAAATGCAACGATTACAGCTACAGTTGCGAGCCTTTCTGCTTCTTGCAATGCTACTGCGATTGCGGATGAGATTTCCAACCTCAAAGAAGGCGATACCGTTTACATCTCCGTCGCTGGCGCTTATACCGCTTTTCTTGTCTCAAAGCATAATTACGAGCCAGAATTAAATGGCAAAGGGAGAACGCTTCTTGCTCTTAAAGACGCGAAAACAGAAAACATTGCGTGGGATAGTAAAATGACAACTCCCGCAGAGTATTCGACCAGCAGTATTGATGCCTTATTGAACGGAAACATAAAAAATTCTTTTTCTGATTTCATGCAGAAAAAAATCGGCAAAACTACTTTTTATTATACCCCAGCGTTCAAAAAAAATGATTCTAACAATTACGTACCTTCTGCTGTGTCTACTCTATCTCGCAGTATATTTTTACCTTCCGCAAAAGAAATATACTACGGATTTCCTGATAACAGTAGTGATATTAACGAAATTTGGGGTTATGGATGCAACGTAGAAGGAAGCCCGCTCCCTACAGCAAAAGAACTTCTGAGAAATCCTTTTTTTATGGACGGAAACGTTTACAGCCCGTATGAGCAGTGGACGAGAACTCCCATTACCCATCTTGAATATTGGAGCATGGGCCCTTCTGTTGGGGATATCTATTATCGTTCTATCGTTGTTTCAAAGTATTGGGACAGAGCACATCTTGGCAGTTATGATGACGAAGACGAATTATTTTTTTATGACTGTATCGGTTCTGGCAACGATGGCCGCAAGTGCTATCATTACATGTTTACCGTTCCGAGCAATTTGCCTATCGGGTATCAAAACAGAGTTGAGGAAGAATAATTTATGGCTCGTTGGATTACAGACCGCACGCAATCAGATGTTGACCGTGTGAAAAAAATTACCGCAAAGGCGAGAACAGGCACGTGGACAAAAACCGAACAATTGGAATGGCTTGCCGGTATGAAGGGCGCTTTAAGCTATACGGATTTTAACCGCATAGAATCCGGCATTCAAGAGCTTGGCTCCATTGTTGGCGCGTCTGTTTCTGTTCGGACTGATTGGACAGTCGATGGATATATGAAAGTCTCCGATGCAACACGTTGGCTTTCCAACATCAACTCCATTCGTGCTAAATGCTCTGGTCCATCTGGCATTGCAGATACTCCAGAAAGCATGAATAAACTCGATTTTTTAAGGATGAATCAAATCGAGCAAATTTTGTTCGACATTGAAACGCTTGCTAAAGCGTACGTTACGTTTTCCGGCGAATACATGACAGGAGATGGACAATATGGTTTTTGAAGACCGTGTGGCGAAATATCCGGGTCGGTGGACAATGGTAAAGTCGGATGGAACATCCGAAATTGTCACTCTTATCCGAAATGACGAGCCAACAAAAGAAGGAACGCCAATCAATGCGGCTACTCTTAATGAGCTTAGTACTGTTGCGGGCGCAATTAACGCAAAAGAAGAAGCCGTTTCGGCTGCATCTAGCGCAAATTCTGCTGCCACCAGCGCAGCCAAAAACGCACAGTCAGCGTCCGCAGACGCAAAGAGCGCGGGAAGCTCTGCCGCTTCTGCCGAAGAAAGCGCGAACAGGGCTGCGGCCATCGTGAGCACCGATAAGACGCTAAGCGTCGAGGGCGCTCCGGCTGATGCAAAGGCTGTTGGCAATGCGCTGAAAAACATAAAGCTTCCCGTTGCCACCGCCACCACGCTGGGCGGCGTGAAGGTGGGCAGCGGTCTGACGGTCGATGCGGACGGAACACTTTCTGCGGACAGCGCTTTGGCTGCCTACCCCGTTGGCAGTATTTTTCAAACAGTTAGTACGACCAGCCCCGCCGCACTGTTTGGAGGTACATGGCAGGAGATTGCGCAGAACCGGGTGCTGATGGGTGCGTCCTACGCCCACGCAGCAGGCACCACTGCGGAAGCCGGTCTACCGAATATCACGGGTTCTTTTGTCGCGAATGTACGCATTGGTAAACATACTGTATCCGGTGCGATCACTGCTTCCAACCGGCTCACAAGTACGGGCGCAGACAACAGCGATGCTGAGGTATATAAGTTCAGTCTGGATGCGTCCAAGTCCAACGCCATCTACGGCCGCAGCAGCACCGTGCAGCCCGCCGCCTACTATGTGCACATCTGGCGGCGCGTGGCCTGAGAAAGGAGGTTTTGAACCATGAAGATCATTGACGAGAACGGTGCAGCCATTGAAAACCCTGACCTGACGCTGGGTTACTTGACCGGCAGCACCGAAGAGATCACCCACCCCGCCGTAGAGGGCGTGGAGGAGCAGTGGCACTGGGAGACCGTGACCGAGTATCCGAACGGTGGAAAGGACGTGCAGAAGATTGTTGACCGCCCAGGCGTACCGGCACAGGAAGAATGGGTGGAACAAGTGCCAATCCAAAAGTATGTCCGCTACACCGCCGAAGAGCTGGCCGCGCAGGAAGAAGCACGCAAAAAGGCCGAAGCCCGGGAGAAGCTGCCGGAGACGGTGGCGGCGCTGCAAAAAGAAAACGAGATGCTCAAGCAATGCTTGCTTGAAATGAGCGAGATTGTTTATGCATAAAATCACACAAAAAATCGAAAGGATGGTATTTATGATGGCAATGTTGTGGGCACAGGAAATCATGTCTGCTGAGACTATGGAGGATGCAAAGGCTCTGTATGAGCGTTGCCCCCGCCTGCTGAAGGAGAAGGTCAAGGCGATTCTCATCAAGAGCGGCTTTGAGGAAATCACGCAGTAAGGAGGGTGCTATGGCTGAAATCATGGATGTGTCCCGGCATCAGGGCACGATCGACTGGGACAAAGTTAAGGCGAGCGGCAAGGTGGACGGCGTGATGATTCGCGCCATGGGCAACAGCGCAGCGGGCAGACCCAGCGCGCCCTACACTGACCCGCAGTTTGCCCGCAACTACGCAGAATGCAAGCGTCTGGGCATCCCCTGCGGCGTGTATGGCTACTTCAAGGCAGTCAACCGGGAGCAGGCCGACAAGGAGCTGGCCTATTTCAAGAAGTTGCTCACCGGCCGGAGCTTTGAGCTGCCGGTAGCCGTGGACATTGAGGACGAAGTGCAGAAGCCGCTGGGCAAGGCCGCACTGACCGACCTGACGGCCTACATGCTGAGCACGGTGGAAAGCTGGGGCGTGTACGCTCTGCTCTACACCGGCCTGTGGTTCGGCAGCACCTTCCTGTACATGGGCGGCGCAGCCCTGAAGCCATACGACGTGTGGCTGGCTGCCTACCGCACGAAGAAGCCCGCACCCAGCTGGTCTTTTGGCATGTGGCAGTACACCAGCAAGGCCCGTGTACCCGGTGTGACCACCAACGTGGACATGTCCCACGCATACAAGGACTATGCGGGCATCATCAGCAAGAAGGGTCTGACCCGTCTCCGGGAGGGTAAATGACCGAAAAAGAAGCTCTCCTGTGGGTGCTTGGCATCTTGGGTAGCCTGTGCGCTGCGGCCATCACCATCGACAAGGTGCTGGAAATCATCCATAAGTACATCAAGAAGGCGCAGGCCCCCGACGATGCGCAGAACAAGCGAATGGATACGCTCGAAAAAAGACTTGGCGTGCTGGAACAGGGACAGCTTCAGCACGCACAGGCCCTTGCAAGAGACCTGCGCCGCTTTGACGGTCTCGATGAAGAGATGCGTCTCGTCCTTGTTGGCGTGCAAAATCTTTTGGATTCGCAGCTGTCCGGCAACAACCGCGAAGGTATGCAAAAAAGCAAATCCGATATTAACAACTACCTACTGAAAGGAGTAACAAATCATGGAAGCAATGTTTAACTTTATCCCTGCACCCATCGCACTGGTACTGATGCTCATCGGCTTTGCCGCGCTGGCCGTTGGTGCCATCCGGCTGGGCTACAAGCAGTACGTCAAGCAGTGGGCGCTGGAGCTCGTGACCATCGCTGAGGACAGCATCATGGGCAGCGGTCAGGGTGCTAAGAAAAAGGCACAGGTCTTTGCCGCGCTGCGGGGCGCACTGCCGGACTGGCTGAAGCCTTTCATTACCGATGAAGTGCTGGACAGCGTGATCGAAAAGGCCGTCAGCATGATGAAAAAGGCATTGGCAGACAAGAAGCCCGCCACGACCTGACCCTGCGCTCCATCAAAAGGGAGATTTCTGCAAGACGCGACGTGGCATACTGGTTGGATAAAGCGTACACCCATCTGGACAGCGGTCTGCTGACGGAGGACGACATCGCAGAGGTGGAAGCCCTTGCGCAGGCGTACTACGACGCATTGGATGCGAAGGACAAGGCGAACGCTGAGGAAATTACGCAGTAAGGAGACATAACGCATGAACGCAGTAAATATCGAAGATTTGCTCGATCTGATTGAATCCATGAAAAGCATATCTGCGGATGAAATTATCGCTGCATCAAAGGAGAACAACGAGCTGGAGCGCATCACGCACATCGCAACGGAAGCAACTTATAAGGCTGTTATCGAAAAGTTGGAAAACCTCCGCGTGTATGCAGTAACCGTTTTGGATAGCAAGGAGTAAGGAGACAAAAAATGTTTCATTATCACTACATTAAAGTCATTGCTGATTCCGAAAACATGAGTACGGAAGAAATCACTTCTGTTCTGCAAAAATACTTTGCAAAACAGAACGATGGTTTTTACCTCGAAATCGACTTGGATGACCATGCCGCTGATTTCGATGGCAGCGGAAAATGGCTCAAGCGGTTGGAAGGAAATATTTTGTGGCTAAATGGCGAATACGTTGCGCTCAGCGGTGTGCAACAAAACAACCCGGACGATAGCTGTATCGTCAAAATTTCCGTAATTCGTTATATCATTGTTCACAATAAGGAGTGATATCATGGCAAGCACTACATACGAGCAAACGCCTCGCTATTATTATGATCAGCGTGCGTACCCGATTTTGTGGCCCGCAGTGTGTGACCATTTTGCCGCCGTTGGCAAAATGGGGCATTACCGTGCTGTGACCGCTCGAGTGCGCAACGCTGGACAGCTGCCGCTGCCTTTCTGGCTCGGTGCTGCCTGTGGCGGCGGCTCGCGTAGTCTTTCCGCCAGCGTTGCAAGGGCTTAATGCAGAACAGATAAAAGCTGTGATAAAACGTGCGCCGCTTGGGAGGTATGACCGGAAAATCGCCCGGTTGCGGTACGTTGACCAGCTATGCCAAGTTGATATTGCAGCGCGTGTGCCGTATTGTCGGACGTCAATCGGCAATAGGTTGAAAATCATTGATAAAATGTTGGATGTGTGATATAATATAACACGTGCTAAGTGCCTTTAGAATTATATCTTACTTAGAGGTTTAGTTCTATATGGCTCAGTCTACAGCGTAATCTTGATGGGTTCCAGCCATCACGGTTACGCTGTTTTCTTTTTGCACGGATTATAGTATAATAATCTTAATTGGGCGCGATTTCTCACGAAACGCATTGAGGCGGCAGGCTTTCGGGTCTGTCGCTTTTCTTTTTGCACGAATTATGGTATAATTATCTCAACAAATCCTCCCGGCCTCTCGAAGAAGCGCATTAGGGTGGATATCTGATACAGTCTCCCGCCCGCCTACTTGTAGTGCGTACCATGCGGGAGACGATTTTATATGAATTATGGCAAATAAAATATATCGCTTTTTGTCCCGTGTTTTGTTCGCTCTGATTATTTTTGGGGCGACATCAAGCGTTCTAAAAGCCGTTCTTCCGTTTTGGCATAGTGCATTTATAGGCGTGGTTTTATCGGTATATGCGTCTTTGCATTATACGCCATACGATTTATGATTTGAAAGGCTATGGCCTTTGTAGAGAGTGAACCGGCCTGTGTGGACGGTGCACTCTTGATTTTACAAAAACCCCTGCTTTTCCGAAGCCCTGCGTTCCATGCTGGGTACTTTGTAGGCAAAGCAGGGGATTTTTTTGCAAATAAAGCGGCAAAACCTTCTATTTTTGCATCATTTTATATAAGTATATTTATATCTTTAAGCGCTCATGCGGATTTTTCCGTGTGGGCACTTTTCTTTTTTTGTCCTTCGTTGTACCTTCGTTGTCCTTCACTTTTTGCTGATGCGGTACACTGGATGCACAAGGAGGGATGTTTTATGAGCTATTATCCGACACCCGGAGCGCCCTACGTTCCGCAGCAGCCTGTCAATCCTTACGGCGGCATGGGCACGGTTGGCCTTACCACTCCCCTGCCAAACACGCAGATGCAACAGGCGCAGCCGCAGCGTCCGCAGCCGATGAATGGGCAACAGCCTGTTCAGCAGTCGGTACAAGATGGCGGTTGGCTGCTCGGCAGACCTGTTTCCAGCAGGGAAGAATTTTTGGCAATACCTTCAGACCTGTATGGCAGACCGACCTACTGCCCAGACTTGCGCAGCGGCGTGATCTACTGCAAGCGGCTTAACCCAGACACCTGCGAATCCTATGTGCAGGAGTTTTACAGCCCGGAAGCATGGCGGCAGATGCAAGCACAACAGGCACAGCAGACCGCTGCACCGACACAGCAGTATGTGCCTATTGAGCAGTACAACGCCCTTGTGCATCGGCTGGATGAGCTGGAAAAGTGGCAGAAGAGTTTTTCTAAGCCCGCTACCGCAGCAAAGAAAGGAGAATAAAAATGCCCTCTCCATTTGATATGATTGCTCACAGCCCCATCATGCAGCTTGCAAATCTGGCTCGTGCCGGGCAAAACCCGATGGGGCTTATCCAGCAGTTGAGCGGGCAGAATGCCCCCATCATGCAGGGCTTGAACCTGATTCAGGGCAAAAACGAAGCGCAACTCCGAACGATGGCGCAGAACCTCGCCAAAGAGCGTGGCATCGACCTGAACCAGCTGGCAAGCGTCCTGAATTTGACGCTTCCGAAGTGAGGAGACTTTGCAATGGATGATTTTGAAAACAGCCATTCCGAAAAAGATTTTGACATCAACAATCTGTGTGGCGATGACAAAATATGGGTTCCTTTAATGCTTGGCTTCATTTTCGGTGCTGCCAGCAAAAATTGGGATGACCCAAAAGACGAAAAAGAAAACCCTCCAAGCTGACTTAACAATCTTAAAATAAGCATCCCTCTAAGCGAAACGCTTCTCAGTTTTGCGGACTTGACAAAAACCGCATTTGTTTGGCTTCGCCCATCGCATACGGCGGTGGGATAGCATACGCAAAACTGAAAGGAGTTTTGTTATGGACGATTTTGCAACTGGCTATCTGGCTGGGCAGGACGGCGGCAATAACAACGGCGGATTCTTCGGCAACGAGGGTCTTTGGGCTGTTATTATCCTCGCTATCATCTTCGGCTGGGGCAACTACGGCAACGGGCGCAACGGCAGCGACAACGGTATGGCGAGCTACATCCCCTATCTGGTCGGCACTGGCGCAACCGGGCAGGGCGGCAACGACACCCGCGCGGCTCTGTCTGAGGGCTTTTATCAGCAGGATACCTCCCGCTCTCTGGCGGGCATCCAGAGCGGTATCTGCTCTCTGGGGTATGACCAGCTGGCGCAGATCAACGGCGTCAACACCAACATCGCGAACGGCTTTGCAGGCGTGAACAGTGCCATCTGTCAGCTTGGCTACCAGAACGCACAGCTGGTGAACGGCCTGGAACGCAGCGTGTCCAACGGCGACAATGCCATCAGCCTTGCTATCATGCAGGAAGGCAACGCACGGCAGGCGGGTCAGACCGCTCTTGCCACGCAGCTGGCATCTTGCTGCTGCGAGAACAAGCAGCTGATCGGCGACCTGAAGTACACCATCGCAACGGAAGACTGTGCCACCCGGCAGGCCATCGCAGACAATGCCCGCGCCATCGTGGACAACTGCAACGCCAACTTCCGCAGCATGATGGACTACTTCACGCAGGACAAGATTGCAACTCTGACCGCTGAGAACC